TAGCAAAAGCAGAACAACGTTGGGAAATGGAACGGGAGGCGCAAGATGACTGATGCCGAACACCACCAACAGCAGCTAGAGCAACAAGAGTGGGAGGGCGAAGTAAATATGAATCACGCTAGGTTTATAGGCGCGGCACGTTTCATCAGAGACAACTCTCGCGGTGAGCGTGACATACAAGACGCTATAAAATACATGGTGCAGTTGCTTGAAGATTACGAAAAACTAACGAGGAGGTTTGCATGAATACAGGTGTCGTTAATATCCGTGGCAAGGAGTACCAAACCGTTGCCTTGCGGGTGCAGAAGTTTCGTGAGGCGCACCCAGAATGGGAGCTGTCAACCGAGATAATTGAGGCGAATGAAAAGTTCGTCATCATGCAAGCTCGGATTTACAACACAGACGGTAAGTGCATCGCCACCGGCCATGCCGAGGAGTTTCGGGCCGCAAGCCAGATCAACTCCACATCCGCTTTGGAAAACGCTGAGACCTCTGCAATCGGTCGTGCGCTGGCCGCTGCGGGTTGGGGTGGAACCGAGTTTGCCTCTGCCAACGAAGTCCAAAACGCAATCCACCAGCAAAACAAAAAAGTAGATTCAACTAACTTTGTAGAACAAATCCGAGGAGCTAAAAACCTTGAAGAACTTAAAACGCACTTTGCATCTGCCTTTGCCGCCACGAAGCAAGACCCAATTGCAGTTATTGCAATCACCGCCGCTAAAGACGCAAGAAAAGCAGAACTGGCTGCTTGACGGGTTTGTGTTTGTAGCGTGTTGCGCTACAGGCTACATGGTTCTAATTATGATAGGAGGGTAAGAATGTATGAGGCAGATCACGCAGTTCGTATTATCAGGCTTGGGAATCGCCTTCAGCACGAAATGGCTCGATCTTATGACCCAGACCGAGACACCATCGCGGCGTTATGTCAGGAGATTGAAAACTCAGCCCACGAAATCTACAAGTGGGTCAGAGGCATTGAAGGAGAAAACAATGGGTAGATTGCTAGACCCAGATTGGTCGCAGTTCAACTACGTTCCGGCTGCCAAGACCGATCTCAAAGAGTCAATGGAACGGTATCGGAGAATGGTTTGTGGAGAAGGTCAGGGATTACATCATCAAACGCAAGACACCCGTGTCGATTCAACAAATCATGCACAGGTTCCAGGTGAGCCAATCCTCCGCTTACAAAGTCGTAAACTCGCTATTATCGGAAGGAAAGATTAAGCGTGTCACTAAACACAAAAGGCGTTTCTTCCAATCCAACGCAACAACAGATCAGCGACGCCGCCACAAAAGCTCTTGGGCAAAAGTTCTGTTTCAGTTGCCAGACTTGGAAGAAATTAGACGAAGGCTCGCCAACGGTGAGAAATAGATGGAGGTGCTTGAGGTGTCAACAGAAATCGCATTGGTAATAGGAATCATCGGGTTCGTGGTTGGGGCGGTGGCTATATACCAATCCAACGTGCCGAACTGCTGTGACAAATTTGACTGTAACCAGGGCCGGGACTGCCCATATCGGAAGGAGAAGAAGTGAAAACGACGGATCGCATTTTTGCTATGGTTTCTGAGGCTACGGAACCCATGACGCTCAAGCAGCTTCAGGACGGACTAGAGCTGAAACCGGGGATTGTTTCTGGCTCACTTACGAGCCTTTGCAAGTCTGGTAAGCTCATCCGCGAAAAGGTAGAGCGCACAAACGGAAATGGGCCAAAACAGCAATGGGCATATAGTTGCAAAAAGGAGACAAGCGGGGTAGAATTATCGGCGGGATAGTGCGCCTCCTCCTCACGCCTACCCTTCAAGCCTCAAGCCCCCCGGTCAAAAGCTGGGGGGCTTTTCTTTTACGGAGATCAAAATGTACGGAAAAAAACCCATGAAGCCCGCCAAGAAGCCCGCCAAACCAGGCAAGTACGGCCCCAAGAAATGAAAGGCCCCGTCATTATGATCGGACTGCTGGGCAAAAAGCCTATGCACAAGTCCGAAGGTGGCCTCTTGGAACCTGAGATGGAGATGCCGGAAGCCCTGGCAGACGAGTCTGTAAACAAGGCCAACAAAGCCAACGCCGTCCTGAAGGCAAACTATGGCCCCTCCGAGGACAAAATGCGCTACTGCGGGAATTGCGAGTATTTCAACATGGAAATGCCCAATCTCGGTAAGCGCGAAGGCTACTGCGAGCTGTGGGAGTTCAAGTGCATGGACTCCGGTCTCTGCGCCGCCTACGAGTTCGACAAGGAAGAGGAAGAGTATTCCGAGGAAGAAGAGGACTGATATGTGGATTCCCGTCCTATTTGCCTGCATGGTAGGAGGGGAATGTAAGTTTTATGCAGACCCCGTGATGTCTAACTTTCAGGCTTGTGTAAAGTATGTGGATGCCCACATAGAAGCCGTAGAGAAGAGCGGAAACTTCCGCGCCGCCACCGGGGCCTGTATCCCTGTTAAATTCGAGGGCGGGAAACCCGTCTAGGAGCAACCATGCCGTTCAAATCACGTCAACAGGCCAAGCTAATGTTTGCCGCAGCCGCCTCCCCAAAGGTCGCTAAGGCCACCGGCGTCCCACAGAAGGTCGCCAAGAAGATGGTAAAAGAAGGTCAATCCTCGCTAAAGAAACTGCCCACAAAAGTTAAGAAGAAGTGAGGGGCTCACAGGAAACCTACTTGCAGCTTTGGAAGTACTCCAAGGCTCAGGTATACCCAGAGATAGACGCCTACGAGGACGAAGTAGGTTACAAGATTGACACGGACTTTTATAACGATCTTGGGTTACACACCCAGGTCTGCATAAAGGGTTCTAACATCTGTTATGCGCATGGCCGGGTTGTTTACAGCGCACTCCGCAAGTTCATAGCAGATAACCCGCAAGACTTTTACACAGTCATGGAGACAGGAACCGCACGAGGATTCTCTGCCCTCTGCATGGCTAAGGCTTTACAAGACGCCGGAGTCAAAGGTTCTATAACAACCTACGACATCATCCCGCACAACCAACTGCTCTACTGGAACTGCATAGACGACCACAAAAAAGGTCTACAAACCAGACAGCAGCTCTTGGAGCCGTGGAAGGACTTGCTGCACTACATCAGATTCATCGCCGGAGACACCAAAACGACCCTAAAGCGGTCGGAGGTGGACTTCGCATTTCTAGACGGTGGACACACATACGAGGATGTCTGCCACGAATTCAGCCGATTGGTAAACCCTAAAGTCGTTGTGTTCGATGATTACACTCCCAGCCAGTTTCCTGGGGTTTGTAAAGCGATAGACGAAACACCCTTAAAGAAACGATATTTACACGCCGCTCGTGGCTACGCAATAGGAGTCAGAGAATGACCAAATCCAAGGTCAACCAAGCAGGCGTTTACACAAAGCCAACCATGCGGAAACGTTTGTTCGAGAAGATCAAAGCCGGAACCAAGGGTGGCGATCCTGGCGAGTGGTCTGCCCGCAAAGCACAACTTCTGGCCCGCGAATACAAAGCCGCAGGCGGGGGCTACAAGAAATGAAAGACCCACAGAAAAGCCTCAAGGAATGGACTGCCCAGAAGTGGACAACCTCTTCCGGAAAGCCGTCCAAAGGCAAGCTCAGATACCTACCGGAAGCAGCTTGGAAAGCCCTCAGCCCTGCGGAGAAGGCAGCAACTAACCGCGCCAAGGCACAAGGTAACAAAGCCGGTAAGCAGTTCGTTGCCCAACCCAAAAAGATCGCCCAGAAAGTCAAAGGGTTCCGATGAAACTAAAGGATGCCGCAAAGCGGTTTGAAGCGTATGACAGAGCTACGTCCAAGAAAATGGCTGAACATAATCGGGCTGGTGGAGATGTTCGTTCACCTGTTCGGTCGCTCAAAGGAGCGTCCACCGCAGACAAACTCGACCGAGCCAACTTCCTTTACAGAAAGTCAAGCCAAGCCATTACGCAAAACCATCCGCTCAAGGACGAAAAAGGCAGGCCAACCCCAGCCGCAATGCAGTTCAAGCGCTGGGCCGAAAAAGTCCCGCAAAATCAACAAGACCTAAGAGAAATCAAGGCAAAGGCTGTAAGGCTAAAAAAGCGTTACAAAACCAAATAAATCTGTCGTAAAATAGCAACACTTATCCCGAACAACCACTAAGGATTCGGACATGGAAATCAGTAAAGTAGAAGAAATTACAGAACGCAAGCTCCCTCCTAACGCAGGCAAGGGAAGGCCAGCAGGAAGCCCAAATAAGGCCACTAGCGCGGTGCGAGAAGCAATCGCTAGGATGGCTGACGAGAACGCAGAGAACTTCCTAACATGGCTAAATGAGGTCGCAGCTAAGAACCCAGAGAAGGCTTGCGACATCTACCTGAAGGCAATCGAGTACCACATCCCCAAGCTGGCTCGGACTGAGGTCACGGGAGCCGAGAACGGCCCGCTTACGATCAAGGTCGTGACGGGTATATGAACATAGAACACTACAATTCGGTGTTCGGTAGATATTTACAGGTAGATCAGTCTAGTCTTGTAACAGGAGCAATTTACCTTGGTAACAATTACGCCAAGGCAAATGACTACTACGGAGGCTATCAGGGAAACTATCTCAAGCGTATTCGTGCCTTGTTTCCAGAAGCAAAGGATGTGTTACATCTTTACGCTGGAAATCTAGACGATACTGAGCTACCTGGCGACAAAATAGATATAAACCCACAAAGAGAAGAAATTTCTTATGGGGACGCAAGAGAATTATCTAAGTTTGTAAGCAAGCAATACGATCTAATTGTTGCCGATCCTCCCTATGGCGAGGAAAGGCTCAAAGAGTATCAACAAAGATATGGCTGTAAGGCAGAAAGCCTAAACGTCAAACAAGTGTTTAGAGAAATGTATAAGGTCGTAAAGCCGGACGGATATGTTGTGTGGTTAGATTGGCAAAGACCTTTTTATCGTGGATGCGAATGGAAAGAGGTCGGCGCAATTCTCTATAGGGGAAGCACCGGCCACAAAGATAGAAGCATCAGCATTTACAGGCGGGCTGCATGACCGAAGTGGTCGTAGAGACCGGATACAAGCCGAGAACCCAGCAACGCGAGATTCACGATGCTGTGGAGAACCACCGCTTTGTAGTCGTGGTGGCACACCGCAGGATGGGCAAGACGGTCGCAGCTCTAAACCAGCTCATACATTCTGCCCTGCAATGCGATAAGCCAGACCCAAGGTTCGCGTATATCGCACCCACCTACGGGCAGGCCAAGCGGGTGGCGTGGGACTACTTGGTAAACTTCACGAGACCGCTAGAAGCAACACATAACATCTCGGAGTTGAAGGTTGACTTCTACGGAAGGCGCATCCAGCTCTACGGCTCGGATAATCCAGATAGCCTGCGGGGTCAGTATTTCGATGGGGTGATACTGGATGAGATCGGAGACCAGAATCCGAAGATATGGAACGAGATTGTCCGTCCTGCTCTCGCAGATCGCATGGGTTGGGCGTTATTTCTAGGAACACCAAAGGGTGCTAACCACTTCAAAGACTTCCGAGACCGCGCTGAAAAAGAGCCAGGATGGAAGTTACTTGAGTTCAAAGCTTCGCAGACGGGCATACTTCCGCAAGCTGAACTGCTCGCTGCCAAGAAAGAAATGGGCGACGATAAGTTCGCTCAAGAGTTTGAATGTTCCTTCGCGGCTGCGGTCGAAGGTTCATATTACGCCGCTCTCATTAACAATCTCCCGCCAGAAAGATTCACGGAGTTTGCGCGGGACGATCTCTGTAAGACATACACGGCGTGGGACTTGGGTGTTGGTGATTCCACGGCCATCTGGGTCTGCCAGGTCGCGGGGCAAGAGCGTCGGTTACTTGATTTCGTGGAGAACCACGGAGTCGGTCTAGATTGGTATGTGAACTGGATCAAGAAGAACGATTACAAGCAGGCAGAACACATCCTGCCGCACGATGTGGAAGTGAGAGAACTAGGAACCGGCAAGAGCCGGAAAGAGGCTCTACAGGACTTAGGGCTTAACATTACTGTCTGTCCGAGGCTCGGTGTAGACGATGGGATACAAGCGGTCAGGAGATTCTTGCCTAACTGCTACTTCCACCCAAACGTAAAGCAAGGACTAGACGCCCTGCGTAACTACCGCCGAGAACATGATGAGCGCCGTAACATCTTTTACGATAAGCCTTTACATGACTGGTCGTCCCACGCTGCTGATGCTTTTCGTTACTTGGCCGTGGGGCTGAACATTACGAGCAGCTGGGGCAAACCGCTGCCGATCAACACGAAATGGATCGTATAAATGCAAGAATTTGACCTGCAAGCAATCCTCGACAACGAGATTGACAATGCAATTGGCTACATCAACACCGAAACGGTGGAGGAGCGTCGCCAGGCATTGATGGCGTACAACCGCGAGCCCTACGGGAACGAGGTAGAGGGTCGTTCTACCATTGTCACAGGCGAGGTCGCAGAGGCTATTGATGGCGCATTGCCGCAGCTCCTCCGCATCTTCACGCAGTCAGACGATGTAGTCCGGTTCGAGCCAAAGGCTCCAGGCGACGAAGAAGCAGCCAAGCAAGCTACTGAATACTGCAATTGGATTCTAATGAACGAGAATCCTGGCTTTGAGGTATTCGCCACATGGTTTAAGGATGCGCTCTTACAAAAGAACGGTATCGTCAAGATCTGGTGGAATGATGAGACCGATGTAGTCAAGGAAAAGTATAAGAACCTGTCGGAAGAGGAACTCACACTTCTGTTGGCCGACGGTCAGATGGAAGTCGTGTCTCAAGACCAAGAGCAGATCGGGGAAGTCCCGAGCATGACTCCCGATCCGGCTACCGGACAACCAGTCCAGACTCTAGTACCAATTTTCAGTTACAACGTCACAGTCAAGAAGGTCAACAAGAAGGGTACTGTAAAGGTTGAGAACGTACCGCCCGAAGAGTTCCTAATCTCCAAGAAGGCTCGCCGGATAGACGACGCGCCGTTTGTGGCACATAGAAAGCTCACGACACGCTCTGAGCTGATCGCTATGGGGTTTGACGCAGACGAGATCGAATCCCTGCCGATGTACGACGACCTTACGTTTACCCCGGAGCGGGTGGCAAGGTTCCCAAATGGGGAGCAGCCGGACGATCCCAGCCTTGATACCTCGATGGACGAGATCGAGACCTTTGAGTGCTACATCCGCACCGACTACGATGGGGACGGGATTGCAGAGCTGCGCCGTGTGTTCTACGCCGGAAGCACGATTCTGGAGAACGAGGAAGCCGACTTCATTCCGTTCTGCTCGATCTGCCCGATCCCGATGCCACACAAGTTCTTCGGTCACTCGCTGGCTGATCGTGTAACCGACATCCAGAAGATCAAGACCACGATTACACGGCAGATGTTGGATAACCTGTATCTGTCCAACAACGCTCGGATGGCCGTGGTAGACGGTCAGGTCAATCTAGACGATATGCTCACCGTAACACCTGGTGGCATAGTTCGGGTCAAGAACCCAGCCGCGATTACGCCCCTGGCCGTTCCAATGGTTGCCAGCCAAGCCTTCCCGATGCTCGGGTACATGGACGAGGTTCAGCAGAAGCGCACAGGCGTCACCCAGACTTCTCAGGGTTTAGATCCCAACGTCCTGCAAAACACCACCGCGACCGCGATTGCGATGATGCAAAACGCAGGAGCCGCTAAAGTTGAGTTAATTGCTAGGATATTTGCCGAGACCGGGGTAAAAGACCTGTTCAAGCGAATCCTGCACATGGTTTGTAAGTATCAGGACAAGCAGAGAATCGTCAGGATGCGTGGAAAGTTCGTTCCTATTGACCCCCGCGAGTGGTCAAACGAGTACGATATTTCCATCAACGTCGGTCTGGGAACGGGCAACCGTGAACAGCAGATGGCAATGACCGCCGCAGTCCTACAGAAACAGGAGCAGCTCCTTGGAACAATGGGAATGGCTAATCCATTCGTATCTCCAGCGCAATACCGTAATACTCTGGGACGATTTATTGAATCTGCTGGGTTCAAAGACACAAACGAATTCTTCCGCGAAATCACTCCCGAAATCGAACAACAGATTCTTGCGCCGCAACAGCCTCAGCCCGATCCGGCGACGGCAGCGATCATGCAGCAGGCCCAAG